GTGTTGATCTGGTCGTATACGCCCAAATCATTGGCGGCAGAAAGTATAGAGGACAATTCAACCTTGGTGTTTTCCGAGATTGACTTATGTATACAGTGAAATAAAAGCTGGTTCATTGTATCGGTAAAGTGATCACCGTCAATGAAATCAACTTCTAGGAAAGCGTCCAAACCGTACTGACACAGGGCCGCTAGTACGGCTCTTTCCGCAGCGAGGTCTTCCAGTTTTTTATTTATTTTTTTAGACATTTGTCGCAGGTAAAGAACTCTCGAACATGTGTTGGGTGAACTAAAAATTCGTGATCGCATCGTCCGCAAACCTGCTTCACGTTTTTAATTGGTTTACGGCCCCGCTCAACGGGCTGGAAGTCCGGGGTGGTTACATCCTTGGCTTCGGAGCCATCGTCTACGAACTTATTAACCCTATTGCTCACATCGTTAACGGGTGACCCCTTGTAGGTCGGCATTGTATCGGATTTTGTAATAGGGGCAAGGAAATCTTCTTCGCTAACATTCCTGCCCACAGCCCGATCAGGAGTCACGCTTTCGGTTTCTGTGTCTGCCTGTTGTAATATTTTATTGGCCAGAGACACAAGCTCTGCGTCGTCTGTTTCTAGGGCCGTCTTTAGTAGTTTTTTAGCTTCTTCTAGCTTGTCCACACTTATCTCCTTCTGGATAAATTTGTTAAAATATTCGCCATGTTTTGCAGGCGATCAGCCTTACCGCTCAACATCTTGACTCTGGCCTCTGCATGATTTTTGACCTTTAGTATTTCGGCGGCCAATGGGTTCTCTTTTATGGCGGAGTAATATTTCTCTTGCCACTTGGTATATTGAGTTCCGTAGTTTTGCATTACTGTAGATATTATATACCAAATACTGGAATCCGCCCATTCTAAAATTGCATTTTCTTTTGTTCTTAGGGTTTCTATATATTCTGCGTAAGCATATAGTTCATATGCGTAGCACGCACATTCGTCGCTGGTCAACGCTTGAATTCTGTCCTTAGTGAAGCTCAGTGCCTGTATGGGCTCTTTTTTTGCTTGGGTGGTATGGACATACCTAGAGTCTATCCACGTCTCAATAGCTTGCACGAATTCATTTAATTTTTCTTCGCCAGTCATCTACATCCTCGTCATAATTAAATTCTATCAACGTGATATCGTTCAGCTCGCACCATTCTTTTTTTCTGGAGTCGCGGGCTTTGGCCCTGTAAAAACTTAATTTATTTTTATAGAAGAAACTATTAAATTTATGATGCTGTTCACCATGCACCTCCACAAGTAAATTTCGATTTGGTATAAAAAAGTCTGCTCTTAGCGTGCCCCCGCCGGTACTGGTTCGGGTTCCCGGCAAAGATACCTCCTCTAGGATTCTATCATATGGAAACGCGCTGTCAAGCACTTCTTTTGCCCTTTTGTGAAGAGATGATCTTTTGTCTGTCTTCGCTTCTTTGGATGATGGATTCCAGCTGTGTTCCCTTCCATCAAGACCTCTGACATTCATATTTGATTCTTTCCATGAGTTCTGGCAGATTTTGTTTCAGTAGTAGGCCGTGATCATATTGGATTTCATCGCCATGAGTTTTTTCAAATTCTTCCATCATTGTCAATATGTTGCATCGTTCATATCTTTGCACTAGGATCATGGGCCATATTTTTGAAAAGATACGGTTGGCATAATTGTCTTGGGCAATGGGAACCGTGTTAGTTAGTATGCACTCCCATATTCTATGTGTGTCCAATCCGTTTCCAATGGGACAAATTGCGAACTGGTGTGAGGCAAGCGTTTGCAAAAGCGTATCTAGTGACAACGATTCATCTGATAAGACATCCATTCCTAATTGTTCGTCCTGTACATCAAGCCGTTTAGGAAAATGGCAGTTAATGTAGGGCTGTTGATGTGCCCACTCGGCCACTAGTATCCTGTAGTTTACTGTTATGCTAAAGTTAGCGTAGCACACATCCGTCTTGGGGGTGGCCTGAAGCTCGCTTGTGGTTTTGGCTAAGGACTGTGTATAATTTGGGGTATATATACCAAGCGGAAGGGGATAAATACGATCATGTATTTTGTTCTGTAGGTTTGGGGTAAACCAATGCTCGAATTTTTCAAGTATAGACTCTATGTCAACCACCAAAAAAGAACCCATGCCAGTTCCCGATAGCTCATAACCAGTCCATCGTCCTCTTTTTGGGCCCATCTCCTTGAGTCCAAAATCACCGGCATGTGTGATGATTGTATCTTGAGATATGTTTTGTATATCAAATCCAGCCTCTTCATAGGCAAGGACAATTCTCTCGTAGGTGTCCGTCACGGTGTTATTATATCGCATTATGCATTTATATAAATTGCACGCCAAAAATCTCTCGTATAATTTTAGCGGATCTCTCCCCTTCCTGTGCTCCATGAGCCAAACCATTGAAAACGTATCTTCAAAATTTCCGTTCACTATAGCATTTCCTTAATCTCTTGTTCCAGCAGGGAAACTAATTTTGGATTATCTGCAATAAAGCCATATAGCTTGTCTTGTCCCTGAAATTTAAAAGCCTTCAAAATGGCCTCATCATCCTCTATATTCAGTGTTGGATTTATTTCTTTTGCCAGCTCTTTGTGTTCTAGCATAAAGGTGCATGTCGCCCAAGCTCCGGCCTTTTCTATCATGCCCAAATCCTGAGCCAGCATTAGCACTTCTTGGGTCTTGTCTATACCATGACCATACCTGAGCCAACTTTGTACCTGACCACCCGGAGCCCCCATAGACGAACAAATAATTTTCCAATTTAACACCTGCCCTATTCTTTCCTTATTGGTGTTGACCCATGGCGTAACAGCCGATATCTTTTCACCCCCTCCGGCGATTTCCATTCTGGTGTCTGCCTGATACTGAATTTTGTTGCCCCCGTCAGACATCTTTGCTTTGCCAAATCCACCCGTATTTGCGATAAAATGCGTTATAGCTATAATAAGCCCACGCTGTCGGGGCAATAGCTGGCCCATCTTCTTGGTAAAAATAGAAAGAATCTTGGGAAGCCCCGCTCTTCCGGGCGAGAAATCTCCATCTAGTTCTTTCTTGGGTATCAGCGCTGATATGGAATCAATGATCAGAACCGCGCCGTAGTAATCAGGGTGACTCATTAATTTATGGGCCACGTCTAAAAAATCTTCTGCGGGTAGCGGTTTGTCTTCGGGGTGAACGATTTTCATCTTATCGGGGTCTAGGTCATGAACTTCAAAGTTCATGTCTTTCAGTCTGCCCTCCGCGTCTAAATAAATAATCGGCCTGCCTTCTTTTTGACAGTTTGCGGCGATTTGCATAGCGGTAGTTGTCTTGCCGCTCTTGGGATCTCCTGTCAAGGTTAACCATGACCCCTCTTTCACGCCGCCCCCCAGAGCAATGTCAATAGCGGGACTGATAGAGATGATCTTGTAGTTTTTCTTTTCTTCAAGAACATCCATTCCGTTTGAAATAATGTTTCCATACTCTTTGATAATTTTAGACAGGTATTCAGGTTTCTTCTCTTTTGTCTTTGACATTTTCAATATTCCTAAGTTTTGAAAGTAGCGTATTTTTCTTGTGGGATTTTCTTGGTTTATATACCATGCTCTCTGGCACGTCTATGGTCTTTTTTTCTTTTTTGGATTCCTTCTTTAGATTGTCGGCACATTTGGCAACGCCGACCTCAACGAATGTCAAAGATAAAACAAATTTTTGACTCTTGTGCAAAAACCCCAGAGAATATACACTTTTTCCGTTGGGTCCTATGAGATATTTTATTAGGGGCTCTTCTCCAAACTTCTTTATCAATTTGCGAGCCGCTCTAACTTGGACCTGATACTGGTCCTTATGGGATTTATTCCAAAACTTATATTCCAGACTTCCCTTGTTTTCTCTCTCTCTGCGTCTGGTACATACCAGCTCAGCGGCGTATTGGGCCGCATCACATGGTTGCCCCGTTGAGGTACTTTTGAACCTCTTCGTGTTCTTTTTTCCGTGAGCCATTTTTAAATATCATCTGTTCCAAATTTTTTATAGAAAGGCCACGTACCGATTCTTTTTGTTCAAAATTATTGTGTGGCCACGTATATTTTGACATGTCTATATATTCACAATCATCTCTTAGCAAACCAACGGTTAGCATCTGAAACGATTGGGAGTGTGAGCCATCCATGGCTTGGTCCTTGGCTACCCCCCTCATTACAGATAGGCCATCTAATCCATTTTCATCTTCGAAAAACACCTTATGCTCCGCGCCAAACATATATAGCTCCACCTTGCGTGGCACCACATCGTGTTTTTCGCAATGCTCCCTTAGTCTAGTCCAAGGATTATCAACTCCCGGCCTTTCATAATCCCCGTACACCGTTGTGCCGTCCATCAATGTAATGACCCAGCTGATCATTAATTCTTCGTGACAAAGATGCTTCATGTATCCATCAAAACTAGTGCATATCACCGCCCATCCTCCCTGATCTTATGAATTGCCCCCTTGTGTCTAGCGGGCATTTCCGTTTTTCTAGCCTTTTTGTTGTCATCACTGGTCATTGACGCCGCCTCTGTCATAATCGTTACCCCTCTTTCCTCTTTTCTGGCAAAAAGGTTGTGGGTAGAGGTGGTATCATCGGTAATGGTCGAGGTGTACTTAGACACAACCGCCGTGGACCTATTTAGCTTAGCCGCTAAACCCTCCACACCAATGCCAATATTGTTATCAATAAATTCTTTTTCTTTTTTGGATAGTGGGCCCTTTTTCATGTTAGTTCTCCATTACAAGCCGTCGTGCTTTGGTAAAGTATAGTCTGTTTTTGTTTTTCAAGTACTTGGTGTAGTTATCAAAAGTCTCTTGTGACACCTTTTTAAATTTATATAAATGCGTTCGTCTTCGCGCACTTGCAAACGAGGAGTCGGCATCATACGGATCTAGCAACTCATTTCTACCGTACTTCACATAGAATCTAATAGAGCCATTTGACGATTGGACACATTTAGCCAGCGCCTTATCTTCTGTTGTGCTTTCGCCATGCAGTCCAGTAAATGTAGTTTCTATCTTCTCTGGATCGGGAAGATTTAAATCTGACACGTCTTCGTTTTCCCATCTAGCCATTCATTCCCTCCATTATTTTTTTTACCTCTTTTATACAGGCCCCCTCGGTCGGGCCCGATACGAAAAATTGCCCCGTAGCACCGATACCATATTTTCTTAGTTGATCATCTCTCATGGGTTTCGAAATAAGCTCACCACTTTTGTTCATCTCTCTTATGTCAATTTGAAACAAAATTGTTGCGTGATGAGGCCTCTCTCTCTTCGGAATACCTTCGTCCATTAGTCTCCCCCCTTTATCCAGTTATCCTTTTGTCGTGGGGTCATTTTATTTATCTTGCGACGTAGCGCTGTCTTATTTTTTTGCTCTTCGTTGGTTTTGATGTCCGCCGACTTCTTATCTT